TACGTTTACTATATTTGGGTTTGCCATAATTATCTCCTATATTATCCGAAAACTATTGCCATTGCAATAGCCTTTCCAATTCCAATTCCTGCATCTCCAAAACTTAAAGTACCTGATCCGTTAGTTATAATAGCTTGGCCATTAGTCCCATCAGAAGCAGGTAAAGTAAATTGACTGATAGTGGTAAATGCAGCATTTACATCGATTAAATCAGTTCCGTTTGCGTATGCAAATCTTGTTCCTTTATCTGTTGTTGAAAAAGTAAAACCAGTTCCAGTTTCAGTCTTAACTTGAACTGTAAAAGCACCTGTTGTGTTATTTTTAAAAATGTAACTTTTTTCAATTCCATCAGGTACGGTTACGATTTGGTTACCTGTAATAGTTCCTGTTAATTCTATAATTAAATTTCTTGCATCAGAAGTTGTAGTTGCTCCATCAGTAATTGTTAGGTCAGTAGTTTGTGCTCCACCTGCAATTGATTTAGATAAGTATCCTTGAGATTGCTCAACGATGTTTAAATTAGTATTTGTAATATCACCCCATTGGCCAGACTTTTCGCCTGTAACCATTAATTCTATTCCAAGTGTAGTAGTATAACTTGATGGCATATTTAAATTCTCCTATTGTGTTTATATTTTACTATCATTAAGCTGCGAGATCAACCTCTGTCCAAGTATTTGATGCTCCTGTATTTACCTCAGTCCATACATTATTAACTCCTGGATCTACTTCCTGCCAAGCTTGAATATTGACTGTTCCAATGCTTGTAGTCATTGAAATACCTGTTAAATTAACCTCTGCTGAAGCCGTAATTGTGACAGAGCCTATATTAGTAGTTAACTGTTGTCCTGTAACCTCTGCTATAGATACTGCATCCACCTCTCCAATACTACTAGTTAATGATTGACCAGTAACAGACACATCAGCATTACCTGCTGGAATTTCTTCTCCTATTGAAGTTGTTAATTGAATACCTGTTACATCTACAGGAGTATTTAAATCTATTGTCTCATCACCAATTGCTGGAGTTAAACTGATACCAGTTAAAGATATATTAGCATCAGCTTGTGTTGTAACTCCATTAATACTTAATGTTGCTTCATTTCCAGTAGTTACTGGACCTACTTCTATAACTTCAACTACTTGCCCTACGTTTGTATTAATTGTGTGTTCGACAACATTGATAGTGATATTACCATCTGCAGCAATATCCACGGCTCCTGCACTTCCTGTTAACTGTGTTCCAGTTACAGGTACATTTGCATTACCTATTAAATCTTCTTCACCAATATTTGCATTAAGTTGAATACCAGTAACATCTAGATTTGCATCTGCCGTTACTGTTTCATCACCAATTAATGATTGTAGTTCTTGTCCTAATACAGATTGATCAACGCCGATTGAAATAGATACAGAACCAATACCTGTTGAAAGTGCATCAGTTAAATTTCCACTACCCCAAGCAAATTCACCCCAGGCTTGTTGGCCCCATGAATCTCCAAAAGTTACATCAATGCCATTATCACCCCAGGCTTGTTCGCCCCAATTATTGGATCCCCAGGGTGATTGTGACATTAAAAACTCCTTAGCTAATTCTTAGAATAGCAGCAGAAGTCGTGAATGCAGGGAATTGTATAGTGAATGTTCCAGCAGTTGCAGTTTTGTCTCCACCGAAATCTAACACACAAACCGCTTCAGTAGTACCCGTACCACCATTAGTTGTTGTATTATAAATTAAAGCACCTCTTGCAGTAAGAGTTACTCCAGTAAAAGATAAATTACTAAAATTAGTAATTGCAACGCCTGAAGATACTTTCACTCCAGAGTTAACTAAAGCTTTACCACCTGCAGTATATCCTGCTGGTGAAGATACTTCACTTGTTGTTGCGTAGTTAGTTGTTGATTCTCCTAATATAGCAGAAGAGTCATACATTGCTAATTTGAATGTATCACCTCCAGCTGAATCAAAATCATGTTCACCTGCTAGTAATTGTTTTTTAAATGAATTGCAAATTGCATTTGTTGTTATTGCCATAATTATTCTCCTTTATTAATTTTATGGTGATGGCGAATCTACTTTAACTCTAGGAACACCATCATCAAATTCTGCACGTCTTCTTCTTCCCATTTGTTGAAGAGCAAAATTCTGTATCTCTTCATTATACTTACTTTTATATAAATTGTACATATCCATGGGTCCTTTTAAATAAGAAAAAGCTTCAGTTAATACACCGTGTAGTAACATTGATTCTTGGTATGTTGAAAGAAATGTATTGTTAGAAGATGTAAATTCTGGTGGATCTGTAATATAATTGATTTGTACAGTGTATGCAGAATCCGGTGTAGGGGCTACAAGAATATTATTCTCATCCCAATTCGCCCAATATTTAGGTAAGCCAGTTGCTCCTCCGTTATTATATTCAGATATAAAACTTGTGTCTCTTTTCTCTAAAAAAGTTCTATCACTTCCGTTAATTGCTTGAACGGATCTCATAATAGTTAAATCAGCAGGTAAGATAACGTATCGATTACCACTTGTGAATGTTGATGTAGAGTATTTTCTTAAATCATCATAATCAACTTTACCTGCAACATCGAGTTCAACCGATCTGATAAAATCTTGAATGATTGCATCAGTTAATACATTACTATCGACTTCAGTATAATCTCTAACTTGAGTTAAAAAAGCTGCATGAGTAATAGCCATTATGATATCTCCACGGTTACTGATCTAAGTTGAATAGATAATTGTCTTCTTCTATTTTGTAGTGATGGATCTGCAGGAATCATTTCTGAAGTCCCTTGATTACTAAATGCAAAATCTCCTGGTAATTCTAAATCTGCAACACCAACTGATGCTCCACCAGAATCTGCAAATAAACCTGCTATTAAAGTAGGTTGTTGAAATCTTTGTGATCTTGGATTTTTTAAAGCTATTGCATCTGCTTTATGGTATGGTGGATCCAGTTGTGGATGCTTTGGTTCATACTCAGATATATGAACTATAGAACCATTCCATTCTTTGACCATTTCTGTATATGGAAATGCTTGTCCACTTCTATCCGATATAGCTTGTGATTTTTTACCTCTTGCATATGACATTACACACCATCTCCAAAGTAAGTTTGAGGTGATATATAAACAGAAGTTCTAGAACCATCTTCATTTAATGCTCTTAATAACTCATCCTCATACAATTGTTTTAAAACTTGTATTCTATCTGGTGCTTTCTTTTGAGATAAATAATAAGCAAGACCTGCACACATACATGGTAAAAATCTATAAGCAATATCTGCAGTATTTGTAAATGCACCTGCATCTTCTATTCTGTTAATTGTATAATATTTTAAAGTTGTATATGTTGTTGCATCTGGAGCTAGATATAAACTAATTGTTGGTACTGTTTGTCTGTTCACATAATATTGTGAAGGTTGTCCAGTTGCTAATTTGTTTGGTAAAGCAGCATATGCTGATCTATCAATTTTTGTAAGTGAAATATCATTAGTAGATGAATTATCTCCTGCAGCTGCAGTTGTAGAAATGTATGCTTCTAATACATCATTAACATCTGTTGGAGTATTATAAGTTGCAGTTCCTGCAGTTAAGGCTTGTTCATTGAGTTGAACTTTCCAAAGGTGAATACCTCTGTTTCCCCATTCAGCAAATAAAAGATTTAAACTTCTTCTGGCACTTCTTATATCATTACCACTATTGGTTCGCATACCACATCGTTCATATGCTTCCTCAATAATATCATCGATCTGTAAATCGAATGTTGTGGTTCCTGATGTTGCCATAGTTCATTACATTAAATCTTTATAGTAATCCATAGATTTACCAGGGATTAAATCTTCATCTTGTAGACCCATACCAGAAGTTCTAGCTGCGCCATAACCTTGCTTCATTTCACCACCCATAGATTTTTTCGCTACCTGTTGCTCAGTTGCTTTTTGATATAAATCTTTCATAGGAAGTTTCATACCATTTTCTTTGGATAATAAATTCATACCTGGAGAAGCAGATGCTTTTTTCTTCATAGTTTTTTTCAAAAGACCTGCACCTAAACCTGCTGCAACTGCAGCACCAAGAACAGCTTTCATTGGTTTTTTCATTTCGCCACCTTTAGATTTTTTTATTATCTCCATAGTTTTTTTAGCTGTTGCGGCTGCTGGGCTAGCTGCACTTCCTAATTTTTTAAGAGCATCTTTAAGTTTTTGTTTTGTTTCTGAAGAATCTGGTTTAGTATTTTTAATACGATTCTCTAATAATTTTTTAAGTCTAGCTTTTCTAGTAGGGTCGTTAGACATTTTTTCAGCTTGTTCTGGAGTAGGTCTAAACAACATATCTTTTGGAAATTTCTTAACAGTCTCTCCACCTTTGTTAGCTTTCATCATGCTTCCTTTTTTAGCATAACCCATTTTATTTCTTACATCTGTAGGTAGTTTACCTAGTGATTTCTTTTTGTCCGCTGGGACTGGTTTTAAATTCTTCATAATTCTCCTTAAAATTTTATATGTCTATCATACCACCGTAATATCGCTTAGTAAACGTCTTGACGTTAGTGGGTTTAGGACCCACATTACCGGCTGCTCTTTTCCTCGCAACAGCAGAACGCTTTTCTGATTCGGTCATTCGGCTTGCTTTTGCAGCAGGCACGCATTTGGGGTACTTTCTGTTTGATCCATTTGCAGATTTTCTTCCACATTCTTTGTATCCTCCTCCTTTTTTAGGTGCAGATATATCTACCCATTTTTCTGAGAACCATTTATTTAGTCCTCCTTTTTTAAATGTTTTACTAAAATTAAATCCTATATTTTTGCTTTTACCAGTTTTACTTCCTGTAACTCCAAAAGATGAATTTTCACCTTGTCTTGTAATACCTAGTTCTAAAGTACTATTGATATTACCTTTTTCTTTTTTTAAAATAGGTTTTTCAGCCCCAACATTAATTGAAGTTTTTCCTTTACCAATACTTAAATCTACTCTTGGTACACTTACTTGTTCATCTTCATAAACATTTACACCACCACCAATTGTAGTTCCTTTTAAAGATTTTTTTAAATAATCTGGTATGCCTGTTTTTTTTCCCATTAGAATACGCCTTTGAACCCTTTACCTTTAATCGCGGCTCCAGTTCCTCGGACCTCGCCACCTTGGTTATAATTCTTAGCACCCTCTGGTCTCATATATGTTTCTGGAAATTCTTTTGCAGGATCAAATTTTTTACCATCAACAATAAACGGATCTCCAACATATGTAATGTTCTTATCTCCCATAGCCATCTCTCTAGCTTTAGGCATTTCTTTTTTGTCAGCTTTTTTCTTAGCTGCAATTAACATGTTACGTTTTCTTTGTTCTTCAATTTTTCCTTTTGGTGGATTTGATGCTACTGGTCTTACACCTTTTTTTGTGCTTTTTTGTCTATCAATTTTTGCCATAAATTCTCCTGTCTTAGCTTTCTTTGGTCCCCAATCTTTTCTTTTAGTACCAGATGGGTCTTTTATTTTACCTGCACAAATTTTAGAAGCATATGCATTAGCATACGCACTTGGGTATACTTTGAATTTTCTTTTAGCGGCCGCTTTGCCTCTAGCACATAGTTTAGTCATAGTGTCTAAGCCTTGTTAATTGTACAATGTAATTTATTGTACCATTATTTGCTTATACAGTAAACGTCTTGGCTAGTGGGTTTTTCTTACGTTTGATAGCTTTAATAACTCTTTGTTTCTTTTGCTTCTCGTCTCTGGCACCTCTTAGTTTGCCTTCGACTTGTTTTGATATTTGTCCTCTACCTATTGTCATACTAAATCTGTCGCTTTCCCTATTACTGGTTTATATTTTGTTTTACCATTTTCATCTCTGTATGCAAGTAAAAATTGTTTTCTACCTTTTTCTGGTACATAAGATACGTGGCACCATCCACTATTAGGCTCTCCTGGAACATAGTATTCTAAAATCATTTGGTCATAATCTAAGTTTTTATAAACCCAATCACAAACTTCTGCATTGTCTTTTCCTGGACACTCGAAATCAACGGCTTCAGCTTTGGCATGTTGTGAATTAACTGAACTACCTATTTTTACACAAAGATTAGGTGACCTAAATCCCGAGGTCACGATTACAGGCCCGAAATGGTCACGTACGGGTTGAAG